CTCCGATCATGCGCGCGGCCAAGCAGGCGACGGCGCGCGTCGCGTCCGTGCCGGCGCCCATCGGTGGCTGGAACGCGCGCGACAGCTTGGCGAACATGAAGCCGACCGACGCGGTGTCGCTGACCAACTACTTCCCGACCGCGACCAACGTCGTGCTGCGCGGCGGCTACCAGAAGCACGCCACGGGCCTGCCCGGTCAGGTCGAGACGCTGATGGCGTACAACGGCGCCACAACGCAGTCGCTGTTCGCGATCAGCGGCAACAACATCTACAACGTGACGAGCGCGGGCGCGGTCGGCGCGGCGGCGGTGTCGGGCCTGACCAACAGCCGATGGGAGAGCACGAACGTCGCCACCGCAGGCGGAAACTTCCTCTACGCGGTCTCGGGCGGCAACAGCCCGCTGCTCTACGACGGCTCGACCTGGACGGCGATCACAGGCGCTTCGACGCCCGCCATTACGGGCGTGACGACAAGCGAACTCGACAACGTCACGCTGTTCAAGAACCGCCTGTGGTTCATCCAGCGCAACACGCTCAAGGCTTGGTATCTGCCCACGCAATCGGTCGGCGGCGCCGCACAGGTGCTGGACCTCTCGACGGTCGCGCGCAAGGGCGGCTATCTGCTCGCGATGGGCGTCTGGACGATCGACGCGGGCTTCGGCCTCGACGACAACCTCGTCTTCGTCACGACGCAGGGCGAGATCATCATCTATCGCGGCACCGACCCGGCCAACATCTCGACGTGGTCGCTGGTCGGTGTGTGGGCGATGGGCGCGCCGATGGGCAAACGGTGCCTCGCCAAGTTCGCGGGAGACCTCGCCTACATCGCCTTCGACGGCCTGTTCCCGCTTTCGCAGGCGCTCCAGAGCGCGCGCGTCGCGCCGCAGAGCGTGGCGCTGACCGACAAGATCCAAGGCGCGTTCGCAAGCGCGACCACCGCATATCAAGGCGCGTTCGGCTGGGAGATCTGCGTCGCGCCGAAGTTCAACGCGATCATCGTCAATATTCCGGTCGGCACCGGCTCGCAGCAGCAGTACGTGATGAACACCATCGTGCAGTCGTGGTGCAACTTCACGGGCTGGCCCGCCAACTGCTTCACGCTCCACAAGCAGGATCTGTGGTTTGGCGGCACCGATTACGTCGCCAAGGCGTGGACCGACGACCACTCAGACGATGGAGCCTCCATTGCAGCAGGCGCGCTGCAGGCCTTCAACTACTTCGGCTCGCGCGGCCAGAAGAAGATCTTTACCCGGGCGAGGCCCAACCTGTTCGCGGACGGGCAGCCCTCGGTCTTCGTGGGCATCAACGTCGATTTCCAGACCAACGACACCTCGGCTCCGCTGGCCTATCTGCCGCCGACCGGCGCGGTCTGGGACACGGCGATCTGGGATAGCTCGAGCTGGGGCGCGGGCCAGAACATCTCGCTGAACTGGCAGGGCGTCACGGGCGTGGGCTATTGCGGGTCGATCAACTTCCGCTCGGCCAGCAAGGGCTTGTCGCTGGAATGGGCGGCGACGGACGTCGTGTTCATGCCTGGCTGGGTCGGCATATGATCGTCGCCGGGCCAGAGGTCGGACACTGGGTGCTGGGCCGCATCGGCGGCTTCTTCGACCCGGTCTGCATGTCGGCCATCGGCTGGCAGAGCGGCGGCAAGCTGACGGCGGGTGCTGCCTTCCGCGATTGGAATGGCGTCTCCATCGAAGGCCAGATTGCCGCTGACAGGCCGTTGACGCGCGGCTTCATCTCCGCGATCTTTGACTATCCGTTTCGCCAGCTCGGCGCGCGCAAGATCATCGCGACGACCAGCGCGGACCACATCCGCAGCATCCGACTCCTGCGCCGCCTCGGTTTTGTCGAGGAAGCCTGCCTGCGCGATGCCTCGCCGGGCGGCGACCTCATCATCTGCACCATGCGGCGCGAGGACTGCCGCTTCCTAGGAGAGCGTCATGGGCAAGAAGGCTTCCGCACCGCCAGCACCTGACTACGCCGGCGCCGCGAAGGCGCAGGGTGCCGCCAACGTCGAGGCTGCGCGCGCCTCGGCCATGCTCTCCAACCCGAACGTCTACGGCCCGCTCGGCACGCAGACGGTGACCTACGATGGCGACATCCCGACCGTGCGGCAGACGCTGACGCCGCAGGCGCAGGCGACGCTGGATGCCCAGCAGCAGGTCGAGCGCAGGCTGGCCCAGCTTGGCCTGCAGGGCATCGGGACCGCCGAAAGCACGCTCGGGACGCCCTTCCAGACGCAGACGGGCGACCTGAACACCGTCTTCGACCTGTCGGGCCTCCCGCGCGCTCCGGTGAACGCCGGGACGACCGCGCAGGAAGCGATCATGGCAAGGTTGGAGCCGCAGATCCAGCGCAGCCGGGCGCAACTTGAGACGCAGCTTGCCAACCAAGGGCTGGCGCGCGGCGGCGAGGCCTACAACGCCGCGATCCGAGAGCAGCAGCAGCAGGAGAACGACCTCCGCTCGCAGGCGGCGCTGCAGGGCATCGGCCTCGACACGCAGGCCCGGCAGCAGGCGGCGGCAGAGCAGCAGGCCGCTATGTCGTTCGAGAACCAGGCGCGCGCGCAGGCGCTGCAGCGCGAGCTGTCGCTGCGTTCGCAGCCGCTCAACGAGATCATCGGCCTGATGGGTGGCTCGCAGATCCAGATGCCGCAGTTCGGGGCCTATCAGGGCCAGCAGGTCGCGCCGTCCCCCATCTTCGGCGCAGCGCAGGCGGCGGGGCAGAACGCGATGCAGCAGTACGGCATCCAGCAAGCTGGCATCAACGCGCAGACCTCGGCGCTCGGCAATCTGTTTGGCACCGCAGCAGGCTTGTATCTTCGATCGGATCGTCGCCTGAAGTCCAAGATCGTGCGCGTCGGCACGCATCCGCGCGGTTTCGGCATCTACGAATACGACATCGAAGGCCGTCGCGAGCGCGGCGTGATGGCGCAGGAGGTCCTGCCGATCCTGCCTCACGCGGTGCGAATGATGCCGGATGGATACCTCGCGGTGAACTACGGAGCCCTGTGACATGGCCGTTTCGTTCAACCTGCCCGACCCATACGAGGCCCAGAAGGCCGAGATCGCGCGCCGGCAGAAATACGCCGAGGCGCTCCAGCAGCAGGCGTTCCAGCCCGTCGAGCAGTTCTCCTATCAGGGCATCCCGGCACCCGTGCCGATTGCCGCAACGCTCGCGAAGATCCTGCAGGGCGCTGGCGGGGCGTATCTGTCAAAGAAGGCAGAGGATGAAGCCCGCGAACTCCGCGAAGGCGACATCAAGAAGGGCCAGGAGTTCGCCGCCGCCCTGCAGGGCGCGAAGACGCCGGAGGAGCGCGAGAAGCTGGCGCTGGAGGCGCTTGGCGGCACGATGGGCCAGCGCGCGCAGGGGATTGCCGGGCCGATGCTGGGGTTGACCGAAACTCGGGCCGAAGCCGAAAGGCGTCGCGCGGCTACTGCGGAGCAGAGGGAGGCCGATCGCGCTTTGCGTGAAAGCATCGCGCTCGGTCAGCAGGAGAATGCAAGGCTGCTTGCCGGCGTAGCCGCCGCTGGGCGTGCTGATACGTTGGCTCTCAATCGCGAACTGGGTCTGGCCCGGCTTGACCAGCAACGAATTGAGAATGAACGCAGGGCGCAGGCCGATCGGGATCGCCGCGAGCAGCTGTCGGCGCCCGAGCAGCGGCAGCTGTTCCAACAGGAAGACCAGATCAGCGCCGGGCAAAGCACGCTCTCGCTGCTTGCCGAGGCGCGCAGGCTGAGCGGTCAGTTCCGAGGCGGTGCTGGCGCGGGCATGATGGCCTACGCCGGGTCGCAGGCGCGCTCGGCTGTCGGTATGGCCCCGAGCGAGGAAAGCAACGCGCTCCTCAACTACGACAACCTCGTCAAGGAGCAGGCGCTCGCCAACCTGAAGACGACCTTCGGTGGCAACCCGACCGAGGGCGAGCGCAAGGTTCTGCTCGAGCTGCAGGCCAGCAGCGGCAAGACGCCCGAACAGCGCGCCGACATCCTCGACCGCGCCGTGAAACTGGCAGAGGACCGCATTCGGGGTGCCGAGGCGCGCGCGGAAGCTATCCGCACCCGCAGCTACCGCCAGCCCGGCGGCCAGCCTGCCGCGCCGACGCCCCCCGCAGCCCCGCAGGCTCTTGGGGCCGCGCCGGGGCAGCAGCCAGCGGCTCCCAACATGAACGACCTGCTCAACCGTTACGCGCCCCGGTGATCCATGTCTGATCTCGCTCGCCTGCAGGAAGCGTTGGTGGCCGCAGACAGGGCCGGCGACACCAATGCCGCGACGCTGTTCGCCAACGAAATCCGTCGCCTGCAGTCGCCGGCACCCGCGCCCGCCGCCTCCCAGCCTCCCGCCACCCCGCAGGCGGCCCCGCAGGCCCCGCAGGCGCCCGCTCCGCGCACGACGGGCGAGCAGCTGGGCCTCGGCACCCGGGCGACCGCTCAGGGTCTCCTAGGGCTTCCTGGGCTCGTCTACGACGTAGCCGCCGTCCCGCAGAACCTCCTGTCGAACGTGCCGGGTCTCGGGTGGATGCGCGCCAAGCCCGCCGCCCAGCAGGTCTCCGAAGCGGCGACCGCAGTCGGCCTGCCCGAGCCCCGCGACGCGGGCGAGCGCATCATGGGTGCGGCGATCCAAGGCGCGGCCGCGCTGCCGACCGGGTATGGCCTCGGCGGCGTCGTGCGGCAGCAGGCCGGGGCCGCCGGGCAGCGGCTGGCTGATGTCCTGCAAGCCGCGCCCGTGCAGCAGGCGGTCATGGGTGCCACGGGCGGCGCGGGATCGCAGGCAGCGCAGGAGGCCGTGGGGCCAGAAGCGAGCTCCACTGCCAAGGCCGTCGCTGGGGTCGCTGGCGGGCTTGTCGGCGCCGCCATCCCAGCGACCGTGGACGCGGTGGCTCGCCGCACGTTCGGAACTGTCGCGCCCGCGCCGGGTGTTCCGACCGTAGGGGAGACGAGGCTGGCGGCGAAGCGCGCCTATAGGGCCGCGGACGAGGCTGGTGTCATCTTCACGCCCGGTGCCGCCAAGCGCCTTCGCGAGGATATCGCGGAGCAGCTGTCGGACTTCGGCTACAACCCGGGCAACCAGCCCGGCACCGCGAACGTCCTGAAGGAAATTGACCGCATCCAGGACAATGTCTTCGCGTTCAAGGAGCTGGAGAATATCCGCAAGCAGGCCTTGAAAGTCGGCGGCCCGATGAACGAGTCCGATCGCGTCGCGGCCCGCAAGATCGTCAACGCCATCGATGATCTGGTGAAATCGCCGCGCGTCGGGACGTCGATCTTCGACAACGATGTGATCGCAGGTCCGGTCGCGCAGGCGGCGGGCATCAAGACTGATGTCGCGACTGCGTCGAAGATGATCTCCGAGGCTAGGGCGGCGTGGTCGCGCTTGATGAAGCACAGCGAGATCGCTGATGCCGTCGAGCGCGCGCAGGCCAACGCCGCCTCGGCGGGATCTGGCGCGAACCTTGAGAACACCATGCGCCAGGCCCTCAAGTCGGTGATGCTGAACAAGGAGGCCACACGCAACTTCACGCCCGACGAAATGAAGGCGCTGAAGAGTGCCGTTGAGGGCGACCTCATCCAGAACACCCTGCGCTTGTTTGGGAAGGCCGCGCCGACCGGCGTCGTCAGCGCCATTCTCAGCGGCGGCGGCGGCGCTGCGGTTCTTGGCCCCGCCGGCGTAATAGCTGTTCCTGCAGCCGGTTATCTTTCAAAGCGCGCTGCCGATCAGATGGAGCGCGAGAAAGCGCAGCGTCTGATGGACATCATCCTTTCTGGCGGTCGCGCGGCCACCACGCCTTCCGCGTCTCAGCCTCGGGGCAACATCCCGGCGCTGATCAACATCCTGCAGCAAGGGGTTTCCCCATGAGCTTCAACGGCTCCGGCACCTTCCAGATCAACACCGCAGGCCAGCCGGTCGTCGCGGGAACGGTCATCACGGCCACCGCCTTCAACGCGCTGACCGCCGACCTTGCGACCGGGCTCTCCACCTGCGTCACGAAGGACGGCCAGACGACGGTGACGGCCAACCTTCCGATGGGCGGGAACAAGCTGACCGGCCTCGGCGCCGGCACGCTCGGGACCGACAGCGCGCGCCTGTCTCAGGTGCAGGGCGGTATCTCCAGCCTGCTAGGCGTCTCGGGCATCGACACGATCACCGGCTCAGGCTCGCCACAGGTGACCACCTACGCCACCGGCCAGATGTTCTGGTTCGTCGCCAGTGGCACGAACACGGGCGCGGCGACGCTCAACATCGACAGCCTCGGGGCCAAGTCGATCACGCGCGGCACGGCTGCGCTGGCAGCGGGCGACATCATCAGCGGCAGCGTGGCGCTGGTCGTCTACGACGGGACGCAGTTCCAGCTCCTGTCGATCAACAGGTCGATCCAAGTCAACGGCACCATCGCCTCGGCCACCACAACCAACATCGGCGCTGCAAACGCCGAGTACCTCGCGGTTTCCGGCACGACGACCATCACCGCGTTCGACACGGTCGCGGCGGGCATTTACCGGGTGCTGAAGTTCGACGGCATCCTGACCCTCACGCACAACGGCACCTCGCTGATCCTGCCGGGCTCGGCGTCGATCACGACGGCGGCCAACGATGTGGCTGGCTTCCGGTCGCTGGGCAGCGGCAACTGGCGCTGCGAGTGGTATCAGCGCGCGAGCGGCGCTGCGGTCGTCAATCCATCCGCCACGACGAGCGTGGCCGGCGTGGTCACGCTCGCCACCGAGGCCGAGGCGCTGACCGGCACCGACACCTCGAAGGTCATCACGCCAGAGACCGGCAAGGCGGTGAACACGCGGCTCCAGCAGAACAGCCAGAGCGCCGACTACGGGCTCGTCATCGGCGACGCCGGCAAGCAGATCTTCCACCCAAGCGCCGACACGACAGGCCGCACGTTCACGATCCCGGCCAATGGCTCCGTGCCGTTCGCGGTCGGAACCGCCGTGACGTTCATCAACCAGAACGGCGCCGGCACGATCACGATCGCGATCACCACCGACACGATGCGCCTCGCGGGCGACGGCTCGACGGGCTCGCGCACCCTGGCCGCCAACGGCATCGCGACGGCGGTGAAGGTGACATCGACGGAGTGGCTGATCAGCGGCACGGGGCTGACCTGATGTCGGCCATCCACCAGGTCCTGCTGGCCGGCAGCGGCGCTGGCTACCAGATCGCCAACTCGCTGCGCCTCCGCGCAAGCAACAGCGCCTATCTCAGCCGCACATTTGGTGTCCCGACGGACGGCAAGAAGTTCACCCTCTCATGGTGGATGAAGCGCGGAACTGTTGGCTCTGCTGTCAGCATATTGTCTGGCATCAACGTTTCTTCGACATTCTCAATGCAGTTTTCGGCTCAGACAACGAACTCGGATGGGGACTACTTCCGAGTTGCGAATCCAAATGCCGGGACGACGTACCTGTATACCGATGCGGTCTTCAGAGATCCTTCGGCGTGGTATCACTTCGTCTTTGTGTTCGACAGCGCCAACGCTACGGCCAATGACCGCGCCATCCTTTACTGCAACGGCACTCGCCTCTCGGCCACGGTAAGCGTCACGCTGAATGCAACAAGCCGGTGGAACGAGAACGGGGCGACTGCCCGCATCGGCCTTGGTGGTGCTGGCTTTGCTACCGTCAAGGATTACTTCGACGGCCACAAGGCCAACTTCTACATGATCGACGGCCAAGCCCTGACGCCATCGTCGTTCGGCCAGACCGACGCCACGACCGGCGTGTGGGTGCCGAAGGCGTATACCGGCACGTTTGGCACCAACGGCTTCTTCCTTCAGTTCAAGGACGCCACCTCGACCACGACCATCGGTTACGACACCTCTGGCAACTCCAACAACTTCACGACGAGCGGCATTTCGGTGACGAGCGGCGTGACGTTCGACCAGATGACCGACACGCCGACGACGAACTTCTCCACCATGAACCCGATTGCATCTCACACTTCTGTCGGTACATTTGCGGCAGCAAACATGCAATGGTCGTATGGGGCTGG